TGAAGGGCCCGGTCAAGGGCACCATCAGACAGCGGAAATAGAAATCGGTGCTTTTATTGAACTCTTTCGCTCTCGCTTGTAGTGCAAAGTGAAAACGATCCTGTCCATGTCCGAGAAGTTTCTTTGACGAGAACAAATACGTATCCAAACTTTCACCAGGAGGACCATAAATATTCCCAAAACATCGGGGGATATATTTACGAATATATCTTCTAGTGTGCTCAAATCCATGCGTGTCCCACGTCCAGTGCAAATCTTTTCCTAACTCAACAAAACGATTATGGAGGTAATATAAATCCATAACAGTTTTTACTTGTTTCTTTAGGAATACCGGACGAACGTTGTACCCTGCATAAAAGTCTTTCCCGCAAGATTCGCGAAAGGGTCCAGTTGAAAAACTCTTCTCTCTATTAATGGCAAAGCCACAATATTCGAGAAGCTCAACTGTATCCTCTACGGCTCTTTTGGGGACGATGAGATCATCGCCATAGACAGACATTTCGTCTTTTATGCGCAGCCGTCTCATCACGTGGCGTACTATTGCCGCGAAAATGATAGACTCTAGTGCAAATGTAAAACCATTACCCATCGAAGACATCTTCGAAAAAGAACCTTTCTTACCCTGTAGGATGCCTTTAGGCGACCTTAGGTCGAGAAGGAGGTTGTACCAGGCCGGCGGCAATAACAATTCACATATCTTTAACGATATGGTGTCACTTGCTGCTTTCAGATCCAATGTGGCTAAATCGCCACAGAGAGATCCTAATTCTGCTAAAACTTGATTTACTGTCTGATCGGTCAGGTCTATGTTCCAGAGCTTTTTAAGTCTCTTTTTCATAACTTTGTCCACACCAAGTTGTAAAAATACGTTCAACAGCGGCTCAATTGCGATTGTGCGGTCAGTAAGACCGTTTTTGGGTACGGTAGTAATTCGAGATCCATCTACAACTGTTAACACTCTAGACCAGAAGTCTTTCATGTCTATAGGAAGGTTAGGGTTACCACACCTTGATCTATACCAGTTTTCCAAGGCTCGCATCCAGCGAGCATCGGAGCAGATGATTCTCTTTGCATAGGGTGCGGCATCACGCGTGACGGAATAAGGCAAGGTCGACCACTTGTAGTAACTAGTGGATTTCCCATGCTTATATTCAGGTCCGAGTGAAGTGCCAGGTCCATGCGTAGCGTACTCCTCAACACTAT